ATCTGTGTTTTGAGTATGGAGTTCAAGTTCACCCAGAGAAACCGGAAATGCATCAACATAGCGAATCTTTTTTGTGATGTTATTGTGACTCGACATAATGTGAAGAATCACATCGCATTTCTTAAACGTTGTTTCAACAGAATTCAGTTTCATCCAGTTAAAAATCTCAATGTAATTCTCCATATTCTCCGAGACCATGAACTTCATTGTGAATGCGGGATATTCAATGCGATCACCCGAAATTCTATTCTGATTGCCCCGCCATGGCATATTCACGGCCGTCAGTGAAATTCCAGGAACTGTGGCATGAGTACAGAAATACTCAAGATTTGAAAATTCCTGAGAATTGATAACCACCTTAAACCCCGTAGGACTCAGGTAGTTCTTGTTTGTTGTAAGGTTATTCATACATCTATATTTATAGGCAAAAAAAGGGGCTCCTTTCGGAGCCCCTTCTCAAAGTATTTAAAATACTTATGAAACGCTATTATGCATTGTCCAACAGACCCTTTACGCCGAAGATACGGAAGTACTTATTCGAGCGATTTGAACCAACGCCGTTGACCACTGTGGCCTCAGCGAAGGGATTTGCAACCATGCCGTAACGAGTCTTGAACCCGATACGTGGTTGGAAATCAGCCGGATTCACTGCGCGCACCATTGTGAGGGGAACGTAGGGAGCATAGAACATACCCGCATCATACGGATTTGTACCACGATATCCGGCAGTGACATAATCGTCCGTTGCATATGGATCGATATAGACCTTGGTACGACCATTGAGAACACCAGCAAAGGTGCTACCAGTGTCGTCAACCTCGAGGTTAGTCGAGAGAGCAGGGCTATAGTCAAGAACGCCGGCAGCAGCAAGAGCTGAAGCAACATCACTTGAGCAAAGAATGAAATTGCCCTTACCACGACGTGTGGCTTTTGCAATTGCATTGGCTTCGCGTTCGATTTGAACGAGGAGACCCTTGAACTTCTCAACAGACCAACGACCATCAACATCGGTCACCAAGTTGATTGCGCCGGGGACGGTGCAATTTGCAGACTGTGCACCAAGGATCGCCTTGATGTTGATCGTGCGAATGACTTCGCGATTGATTTCCGCAAGGATTTCAGCCGAGAGGATGTTAGCGAGCTCTGACTCAGCATCGAGACCGTGAACGGCCTTCAAGTCCTGAGCGAGTTCCATTGTGTACTCGGCCTTGAGGGCGCGTGTACGAGCAGTGACCGTTGCTTTCTCGATTGAGAAGGCCATTTCGCCAAAAGCCGGACCCGAACCGCCGAGTGCTTCTGATTGCGCCGTGGTCATACCATGAGCACCTGCATCGCCAGTAACGAATGCATCACTGACTTTATCAGTGTTAGAATCCGTTGCAGCAATCGAGGAGGCTGTACCGCCCAAACCGGATGAAGGACCACCGTTGACCAACTTAGTATCATCCGAAACAGCACCAGAGAAACCAGCATCAGCCTCATTGAAGAGAGCTTCTGTGCCACCCTGTGTTGAGTACTTGCTCTTCATTGCGAAGATCAGGCCCGTAGGACCCGACATTGGCTGAACGCCAGCAATATCATAGGCGATCAGGTTAGGCATTGAACGGCGAACAAGGCTAATCAGGATAGGATCCCAATTGTTGATGCTGCCACCAGTTGCATTGGCAGGAGTTGCCTCGTGCAGTGATTGAAAAGAAGAAGCCGAGCGCTCTTCGCGGAGGGCTTTCTCTTGATTCTCTAACACCACAGCTGTAACAGCGCGGCGATAGTTGTCTTTGATTGAAGGGAGATCCTTATGGTTGATGATAGGATTCCACTTCTCTTGAAGTAATTCTGAATTATACATTTTGTTTTAGTTTAAATCTACTATTGTAGATTATTTAAGTGTTCGGGTAATTGCTGAAGAATATGCGGCCATTAACGGATTTAGATTTTCATCCAAATCGGATTCATTAAGAGAGACTGCTTCTTCTGTTTGTACTTTTGCCTTAACAACCTTACGAAAGAACGATTCTTTGATGCCCTGGACTTTCTTAGTGAAAGACTCTGCATCTTCGAAATCAATTTCTTCTGTAAGAGAATTGAACTTGACTGCTTCTGTTGAAGCAAGACCTACTGAAGCCTCAGCAAGGATCTGTTCGCGCTTTAACACGCCCACAGACTCATTGAGTTTCATGTTGGATTCCGTGGCCTTCATCAGCTGTTCTTCGAGGGAAGCAACGTTCTTGGTGAGAGTATCAACAAGATTTTCCTTACCTTCTGGAACTTCGATGTAGCTTTCCTTGAATACGTTTTTCAACGCACCAATGAAATTCTCGGCGATCTCGGTACGCAGACCAGATTCGATTGCGACTTTGTTCTCTTCCATCCAGGTCTTTACCACATAGCCAAGATAGCTATCAACCTTCTCGGAGAGAGATGAAGCCATTTTTGTGGTTTCTTCTTCCAATTGAGTTTGGTAATTTTCCTCGATGCGAGAGACTTCTTCCGCAAGTTTCGTCTTTACTGCAGACTCGAAAAGTGAAGATGCCTTAGAACGGAAAGCTTCGGACAGTGACTTTTCAGCCTGAAGAAGAACATCAAGGCCTTCCTCGACTTTCTTTTCATCGTCGTCTTCTTTTTCTTTCTTTTCGTCTTCACCCTTTTCATCGTCGACCTTTGGCACTTCTGCATCTTTCGGTGCATCCGCCATTGGTTCTGCTGCCATCTTTTCTGCTGAATCGTCCTCGGGTTTCACGGGGTCTTCAGCCTTTGGCGTCTCTTTTGGAGCCGTCATTGTGCTGTAGGCACTCGCTAGATCCTCGGTCTTCATTGTTGAGAGATGCTGATACATCGCGTTAATGAGTCCAGCTTTGGTCTGGGGCGCTTCTGCTTCAGGAGCCGCAGCAATTGCCGCGTTTACTGAATCAGCTGCCTTTTGAACCTCTGGTGCAAGTGCTGGCGCCTCAGGAACTCCCTGAGTGTGTGGCGCCATCGCCACAGGTGCTGCACTTACAGCGGCTGCAACTGCATCGAATTCTGGTTTAACAGCATCCGCTTCAGGAGCATCCACCGGCACTGCATTTGCTACTGGAGCATCCGCGGTACCTTCCTTGTCATCAAGCTTCTTCTTGCCTTGTTCCTCGCCAGAAACTTCAACGTCTTCAACGAGTCCATCAGCAAGTAGTTCCTCAACAGTGATGTCTTCAATGAGATCAACTTGACCTTTTGATTTGTGTGACATATATTTTAGATAGCCTACTATAATATTATAGTGGTTGGAGTTTAGAGAGGACACCCAGCATTGAATGCTTGATCTCAGTCTCAGTTAATTCACAATTCACCTTAGATGATTTCACGTTGCCATTATATGCATCTTCAGTTTTACCCATAAAGAAAGTGTTATACATTGAACAATATTACCGTGAGGCAATTTCGTTCAGGAAATTCTTGAATACCCGAACCTGAGCTTCAATAAGCTGCTTCGACGGTGTACGATGAATTTCAGCCTGAATACGTTCAGCGATAATTTCATTACCGCGAACAAAGTATTCAACGCCTTCCATGATACCATTCACGAATGCCTCTGGAGCAGAAGGATCCTGAACGATATCAATTGTAGAAAGAACAAAGTCTGACTTGACTGTCATTACATTACCGCTGCGTTCCAGTGAACCCATACCGCGGCTTGAAACACCCAGACGAACTCCGCCTTCAACAAGACCCTTTACGATGTTGCCCATCGGAGTATTGAGGACAAGAGCTTTACCCATCACATTGTGCCCGTCCCATTTGAGAGAGGTGATGCGATGCGAGACCTTATCAAGGTTCACGGTAGGACCGTCTGGATGATTGAGTTCACCAACTGCACGACCCGTATCAACTTGTTCTGTAACGTATTTTGCAACTGCTGGTGCAAGAACCTTGTAGCGATAGATGCGACCATTGCGGTTGGGCTTTTCCGCCTGCATGAAGACACCTTCAACAAAGGTTTTCTTTTCTGCTCCAACGCCTTCGGTAATATAACCGATGTCGCTATCGAGATGTTCTGTGATTAACTTCATTTTTTAAATAGGCTGCGATGCGGCCTGGTGAAAGTTGGAGAGATCCGAGTGATGAGTAGCCATTATGCTATGATAGTGCCGAAGATTTTTATCCTGAGCCAAACTTGAAGCTTTGTTATGCTCAATACTTGCTGCATTGTGATGAATGGAAGCCCATGAATGATCGCCCTTGGCGCTCGACGCATTTGCCTCAGCGCTCGCCTCGTGAGCGATTTCGCCTGGGCTTTGGCTTTCTTTTAAATTACGGACTGTATCAAAAAAGTTCATTGAGATTATTTCGTACGAAGTGTTTCGTGATGCTTCTGCAGATCCTCGTGATGCTTCGCCAGGATGAAGTGATAGCTCCGTTTTGCTTCATCTCCCCCTACGCCGAGGTGATTCGCCGCAACACCATGCATAATACTTGCTACGCGATGAGACTTTGCGGCCTGAGTATGATCACCTTTTTCTGAATCCATGTATGCAAGCTGACCATGTGCATGGGCCCGAGCAGAGTGTGTCGGCCCAGGTGTTTCCTCTTGTAATTGACGGACTGTATCGAAAAAGTTCATTTAAAATTATTACTCTTTTACGGAGAGCGTCGAGCTGCCGCAATCCCGTGACTGAGATGATGGGCCGCCATCGCGGCATGATGTTTTGACATATGCTCATGATAGTGCAGCTTAGCACGAGTATATGAAGCCTTTCCAGCGTAATGATGTGCATTACTTGCTGCTTTATGAAACAGTTCAGCCTGTGCATGATCACCCATTGCAGAGAACTCGTGGGCATCTTTGCTATGCTGATCCGCCTTTGCGCCCATTGCATCACGCCTTGCACGCTCCGCGTGACCCTCGGGGCTATTGTAACCATCCACGTAGTCATCCTTCGCCTCTGTAATCACCGAAAGAACACTATTAATTAAATTTTGCATTTTAGAGTGCTTCCCAATCGCCCTTGCTCTTTGGATCTGCCTGTAACATATGCATATTATGCATCGATTTGTGAAGAGCCGCATGCATTGAATGAGCGGTATGGTGATGATGTTCAATATCGCTCTTTTTATCCAGCGCGGTATGAGCCTTAAATGCTGCTTTGTGCGCATCCGCCGCGGCTACATGTGCTTCACGAGAGGGCTTTGCCCGCAGCATACTTCCATGTGTGAGACCATGAGCGGTATTTGAAAGATGATGAGCAGCATGCAGCGCACTGTGCGTATGCCACGGATCGGCCGCCTCATTTAAAGTTTCACGGACTGTTTGAAAGAAATTCATTTTATTTGGTTTCTAAAGCTACGGGTTTGACCGCATTATAGACCTCTCCTGCCATTGAAATCTTGCGCTCGTCCAGTGCCGCATTCATCTTCTCAGTCATTGCCCGAGTAAATGAGTGATTCGCCTCCGAAGCTTTGCCATTGGCCAGAGCCATGATCATTGATGTGAGATTTGTGTCCATGTATCGTATACCTTCTATTTATAAGGTTATGCTCCTGCAGCAGGGTCCATTGTGGGCGGTGGGTTCGCAATCGCCTCAAGCTCGGCCTGTCTTTGATCTTCCACAGCTTGCGCTGAACCATCCTGATTCATTTCGGCATCCATCATCTCAATATCCTCATCCGTTTGATGAAGAATATTTTTTCTGACCCATCCATCCGAATAATATTTTCCAATATAGGGCTGTATCGACTGAAGCAGCAACAGGCGATCCGTTAAGATTTCGGATTCCTTTAACTCTGTAAAGTGGTTGTCCTGTCTAAAATCAACCGTGATATCCTCACGAAATTGTGGCCAATCTTCGAGTGTAATGATACCCTTTAGAATTAGCTGAGTACGCAGAAGCTCAAAGAACATAATCGAGAATTTCTTGCGCAATCTATCCACAAACTTCTGGAATTTAATCTCATCCCGAGCAACCTCAGTTGCCTTATTTGTAAACATGCCGCCATCCGCGTCTTGTAACCGACCGATCGGAACATTGAGACTACGATATAGCTTCTTCTGAAAATAGATGATGTCATCGATCTGACCGAGATTTTCTCCACTCGCAAGTGTTGCAATTTCTGTGCCACGACCACCCTCACGGCGAGGAAGCCAAAAGTCTTCAAGCATGCTCATATGCTTGCGGTCATCGCGAATCTCACCCGTCTGAGCATCATATACCAGCTTGTTGCGGTACTGATTCATAATGCTTCGCATATATTCTTCCGCCTTACCCTTGGGAAGATTGCCCACATCGATATAGAAAATACGGCGTTCCGGGGCACGTGCAAGACGATAGATGACCAATGAGTCTTCCATCATGCGCAACTGATTCACTGGCTTGATTGCCTTATGAAGAGCCGAGAGAACACGTTTGCGAGATGCATCAAGTATTCCGGAAGGAACATAGCAGACTGCATCCTTACTAATCTTGAGACCCACGTCGGACCGTTGGAGTCCGCTATCCTGATAAAGATAGTATTCATCAACATTTTTAATGATCTTTGCGCCAGTCAAAGGATCAATTTCATCCTTGATCTCTCGGACTTTGCGAATCTTCATGGAATCAATATAACGCAATTCCTGAATACCATTCTGCGGAGCCGTTTCGTCCACAATGACATGGTAGAATAAACGCCCATCAACATACCATTTACGGAAAATATCCTGAGCGTTGTTACTAAAATCCAACAGCATACAGATATGATCAAACTCGCCTCTCACGAGTTTCTTAATCGATGCAGGTTGGTCTAATTTTTCTAAATTGAGTGAGGCTGGAAGATCATCATGATCGTTCACAATTGCCTCGTTAACAATATCGTCGATCGCCTGATCGCATTCTGCCTGCTCAGAGGCAACACGATATTTTCGAATCAGATCCTGATCCGTCTTTGCCGAGTCTCCGTCCAGGTCTAAATACT